ATTACCATAAGGGCCGTATCCCATTGTAGTCTCAGGAATGAACTGTGCGCCGTTTTGATAGCTGGCAACGGGGTCATAAGTCAGCATATTCTGGTTTGGGGATGAGGCATTAGCCCCGCCAGTAAGACCAGTTAACAAGCCTTGTGGAGCGTTGCTAAAAATACCCTGTCCGTTTATTGCGTTTTCAGCCATCTGCCCAACTGACGGGTACATACCAGTTAAATTTGATCCCGCATTTACCAAAGCACCGCCCGGAATAAGGCTTGTTACTAAATTTACCCCTGTTTTTACAGGATGTTCTACAATATCATTAAAAATATTTTCAAAAAATGTTCCTTCTTTTTTAGGGGGCGCAGCCGCTGGAGGTGAAACAGCTGGTGCAGCTGGAGGTGCAGCAGATTTAACAGTAGTTTCTACCGGAGCTGCGGCCTGTGAAGACATATCAGGGGCAACAGTAGAAACATTTTTTGCATCAATACCACGAGTAAGTTGTTGTAAGGGAGTCTTAGCAACATAAGCTGATTCAGCAGAATCAGGTAAAACTTGGTCTTGAGGTTTGCTGCTTATTACAGGTCTTAAATTTGCACTACCAGCTATTGATGCTAGTGTAAGGTCTTTTGGATTGTATTTAAAATAATCGTCTACAGCAGACATTCCGCTACTTACCGCATCATATGCGGAACCAGCGCCTGACTTGATTGCATCCCACGCATTTTCACCAAATGATTTTTCCACCTGAGTTTCAGGAGTCATATAGTTTCTGACATCAGGAGTTATATTGCCTTGTTTGTCAAAGCTGCCAGTTTTTACAATATCGCTTCCGTCACCAAACGTAGATAGCGGACCTTGTGGATATTGGTTCCTGTTTGCTGCCATCTCGTTATAGGCATTGGCTAGATTCTGTTTTTGCCTTTGAGCTTCTTCCGCTGCTAATTGCTGCTGTCTTTGAGCCTCTTGCGCTCTTTCCATAGCAAGCTGGTCAGTAACCCTTTGACGGGCGGCGTCGGAAGCCGCCTGCTTTTGCGCTTCCGTTGGTCCAGTAGGAACATTGACTAATTTGCCATTGCCTACTTTTGCATAAAACTTGCCGCTGGTAGGATCATAGGCAACTTTGTCACCAACATTTTTTGTTGGAGGAGAGTCTTGCCTGTCTCTACCGCCGCCTTTATCACTGCCACCAGTGTTGCCGCCGCCCGGATTTGGACGAGCATCTGTAACACCGGAGCCGCGGCCTTGGTCTTTATACCCGCCTGAGTTACTGCTGGGGCTGCCGTTGCCACCACCATAAAGACCGCCATAATTACTATTGCCGTAATTACTGTTGCCGTAATCACCTTGTGACGGGTTATCAAATGCCATGAGTCCGGTATCAGGGTTGATTCTTCCTGAGCCACCAGCCTGCTTTAACATCTGTGCTTCAGATGGATTGATATGAGCAAGCATTGTATCGCCGTTACGGCCTTTGGCGGCGAGGCGTTTAGCCATGTACTTGTCAAAGTCCAGACCGCGCTTTGAAAACTCTGCCTTCATGGTTGATGCCATGCGGTCGCCACCAACAGCACCACCATGCGCCATCGCAACAGGCGAGATTGTAGGGGCCGGAACAGGGGCGGGGTCTGCAATTGTTTTGGTCTGGTCTACGGAAGACAAGGGAGGTGCAATGGAATTGGACCCCGGAGAATTGGAAAATGATCCCATAACCCGTGCAGGATACGGAGTTGATATAGAAGGAGGGGCAACGGGAGGTGTAAGCGGAGGAGTATCTTGCGGCATCAATCCGGTAGCAAACGGGCTTTGCTGCTGGGTTGGCTCTCCGGAGACAGGATAGTATTGCGGCAAGCCCTGTGATGGTTCTTGCATAAGTTCTTCCGATTGAACCATACCACCCGTCGCCATATTCAATTGATTGGACATACCTGAAAAACCATACGGGGTTGCCATGATGTCATTAATCTGGCGTTGGGAATTATAGACTAAGCCGCCGTCAGCAAAGTTAAGCGGCGACTGAAGCTCAGCCGGGGCCATTTTTGCTTGCGGGGCAATATCTTGGAAACCTTTAGGGCTATGCTGCATATGGGTTCACCACTGGACGGGGAGGCTTGTAATCAATCTCAGGCTGCTCACTGATTGACACATTAGCATTATCAGCCATCCAGCGCAAAGCCTGAGTGGCAGAATCAACATAGTCGTCGTGCCGGATAGACCCTTCACCTTGGAAGGAGCAAAGCTGTGACAGAAATTCCTCTGTCCACGTTGCTGGCGCTCCTGCCATTTTCTTGGATTCAACGACATAAACTAATCCAGAATGGAAAAGATGGGAGACTGCATGAAGTCTTTGGAGCTTAGAAGCCCTTCCGGGATTATAAGCAATTGGAAAAATTCCCTCTTTGTAGAGGGTTTGCCTAAGGGATATACCGGAGCCTTTGTCCTCGATGAGAATATGATCAGGCTTCTTGCCCATGTTGTAGGGTTTTCTTGACCCGAATTGCGGTTTGATAATTGCCCTGAACTCTTCATCGCCCCACCTGACATTCATTTCTTTCTTGGCACGATCAACAAGATCAGGGAAGCCAAGGTAATCTTCCCAACAATCCAGCAGAAGAAAACCAACCATTCCATCATGGTCAAAATATCCCCATACAGTACACGCCGTAGGATCAGGGTCACCACTTTTCTTGTTTCTTGTCTTCTCTGTAAACGCAGTATCCAAAGAGACAACAATTATCTGGAAAGGCGGCAACGGCTGTGATCTTGGCCACAGACTTACCCACTCCCTCTTGATAATCCCACCTTCCTCGGAGTCCAGCAACTCTCCCATAAGCTCCTGCCTGCCGATCTTTGTACCATCGTACTGGGCAAGGTTCTGGAAAAAGCTCGCAGGCAGATTGGCTTCATTGTCAAATGTTGACCCACGGATCAACAAAGTCGATGGCAGGTTGACCAATCTCCTGACAGAGGGTGTTGGTCTTGGTGTCGTTGTCCACACAGTCTGCGGGTTATTTCCCAACCGCATACCAAATTGCAGCATATCCCAAACCTCGTCGCCACTCTCCCAAGCAGCAACCTCGTCACACCAAGCCCAATGATGCTGCGGTCCTCTCAACCGGTCAGGCTCACTTGCAGAAAATCCCTGCATCGTTGACCCGTTGATAAACGTAATCTTCAATTCACTTTTGTTGTAACTTTTGATAATACTAGGAGGAGCCTGAGCCAATATCCCCGCTGGTCCTTCAATGCAAACAGACTGCGCATCGTATCTCGTAGGAGCAATAATAGCTCCGTAAGATTTTGGCACATTCCATCCCTGCCACCAAGACCACGCCGCCCCCATCATCGTCTTGCCAAAACCACGGCCAGCCAATGCACCGCAAAAACTCCAGTCTTTGTCTTCCGGTATAATCTGGTTGGGCCTAGCAATACCCAACCACTTCACTCTCGCAAGTATCGCTTCCTGACTCGGTACATCCAACTCACCCAAGCCATTCTGAATTGTATTGATCGCCTCCCCCGTCAGATCAATCATACAACTCTTCCTCCAACTTGAACTGCTTCATCACAGCTTCCTTATCAAACTGGATACTATCACTGCCCCACTCATTCAAAACAACAATCTCTTCATCATCATCCAACGATACATAAATCGGAGTATCCGGCCCTTCCCAAGCCCCTACAATATTGTAATCAGCCCACTCAACCGCATCCTCCAAATCCCAGTCAGGCTGAGACTCCATCAATCTCTTGAGCAATTGCCCGTAAGTATAAACATCAACCCTAACCCCATCCCTATGTCCAATCATATCATCCCCCTTTAAAAGTGGTCACGGCGTCGGGGGAAGTATCCCCACATATCTTGCTAATCATCTCATCAAAGTCCTCATGGCTAAAGCTACCACGCATTTCCCTCATCTGTGATGACCTAAATGCCATAGATACAGCACGATAATAATTATCAAACCGCCTTCTCTCCACATCAAGCTTATGTATCAGCTTCAATCCTTCATCCATCAAAACTTGGATACTGTAACCAGTATGCTCCTCAAGCTCATCAATCGACTCCATCTCCTGAGAAAAAGCTTTCATATGAGCAATAATCTCTAAATCCTTGTCTTCCACTGGATTCTCCACAAGCTAGACCTTGTTAAAGTGGACGGCGCGTCAGGTCTAGATGGGACGCGGCGTCGTAATCATAGGTTTGAAAACGGGAGTGAGGGGGGTATTGTATATTTGCGCCAGCCAGCGATGGGGGGTGTCGCCCCGTCGCGGCGCGTTCCTCCTATGCCCCGCTCGTCTCCTCCTCACGATACGCTCCGGCCTCGATGTAGTCCACCGACTCGACACGGCTTCGGGCAATTTCAGCAAGCTTTGCAAGGGCTTGGCCTATGTCCGATTGTATCTGTAGTGGTGCGTTCGCGTCCCCTTTGACTTCAACGGATGATAGGCGCGGGTGGACATACGGGGCGGCGGCAATGGCACATTGTATCCGCTCGCTCATCTTAATGTCGGCGCGGTCGCTTTGCATGATGCCGAGCATATATGCGAGCGGCGTCTTATCCGGCCCAGAGCCTATAGATTGCAACACCTTCTCGACATTCACCTTCCTCATCTCCTTGTCAGATGTGCCTGTTTTACGCCCTGCGCCTACTC